GCTATTACGGCTGCGCCAACCTATGCGAGTGGAACTCTCATGAACCCGTCTGGTGCTGCGGCAACAGAAGGCTGGGCATTGCACGTTGCTGATGGGTGGTCATACTTCGGGGATGATGTTGCGATAGCCCCAACTGCCAAGTTGTTCCTTGACGGCGGTGGCGACACTTACATTTCTGAATCAGCAGCAGATGTCCTTGACATTTATGTCGGGGGCGTCAACTTCATGGAGTTTACGGAAGCTGCCAGTGACGGTCTAATTTTCAACCCAGACTCCAACGATATCGACTTCACCATCAAAAATTCAACGGGTGGAACGTCGTTCCATGTAAACGGCTTAAACTCCGGGGTGGTTGTTTCAGCTACCGGCAAGTTGTACCTAGACGGTGGAACCGACACCTACATCTACGAGGAGTCTGCTGATGACCTGCACGTGGTAGTGGGCGGGCGTGCGCTAATCCAGATAGACGAGAACATCAACGCTGCTGATGGTTCGATGGCGTTCGGTACTGCTGCTGCCCCAAACGAAAATAACTTCTTCCGCATCGTTCCATCAGCCGTGACGCTAAATGCAGCACAAGGCGTTTATAACATTGCGCAGGTTGAGAGTGGAACGATCACGACTGCTGGGGCATCGGAGGTTTACTCAACCATCACCGGGGTTCGTATTCAAACATTCGGGATTACTCTGGGTTCAGGAGACTCGGCAACTGTTGCGGCAGGGCTGTATGTTGACGCTCCAACCGGAGCCACAACCAACGCTGCGATTTACGTGGCGAGTGGTGACATTATCACGGCAGGTGGCGGTAATTGGGGAATCGGAACCTCTACACCGTTGTCACTTAGAGGTGGCGGGGCGTTCAATACGGATAACACTGATGTTTGGGCGTTCCACGCTACTGCGGGTGATACCGCTGCGATGGTTATTTCAGCAGACGGTGCAGCAGGGTCTGCTGTTCGACTCATCTTTGAGCAAACAACTGCTGCCAACGATGCGGAAGCCGCCGACATTCTCTGGCACTCGGACGTTCTTAGCTTCGGCTTGGTGGACGAAGATGACCTGTCCCGCACAGAGAAATTTGGAATAGCAACTGATGGTGCGTTTGTTCCTGCAACAAAGCAATTCAATTTTGATGGCGAGGCTGGCGACACCTACATCTACGAGGAATCAGACGATGACTTGCACATAGTTGTGGGTGGCGTTGCGATGATTGAACTTGACCAAGATGGTCCGATTACTAGGCTGAAGGGTCCGGTGGAAATCAGAAATATTGCCGGGGATGCGAACTCTGCGTTCAAGCAATCAACAGGCAACATTCAAGGAACAACAACAACTCCTGTTAATCTTGGTCCAGATTTCGGTGGGACTTCCGGTGATACAGGGTTCATATACGTGAACAACATACGAATGGACACTGGATATTGGGGTAATGGAGACTTGCTATTTGTTCACGATAATCAAGTAGTGCTGATCGCCACAGTTGGTGACGGAAAAACAACAACCTATGCAATGTCTGGTGGGCAGGTAACTATCGCTTTTTCATCAGGCACATGGGACACAAACTGGTTCGTAATAGACCCGGCAGACCCGAATTAGAATAGGAAAATAATTATGACAACAGCAGCGCAAATGAAAACGGCACTCGGACTAACCGATAGCCAACTCACGAAGGTCACAGCGTACCTTGACCGTGTGTCTCCCAAGACGGAAGCAAACGGTGCAACGGCGCGGGCTAACACGGTGGACGATTTCAAAGACCACATCGTGAGCCACTACACGAGTCTGGTACAGTCGGACTTAAAGCAGCAGGTTGCTGCACCGGCTTTCGATTAAGAGGAACAGTATGAAGTACGTGAAGATTGAAGAAATCAAGGGCTACGAGGACACCCGGATAAACATCGGCACAGCCGAAGCAGAGGAGATGCTGGACTCAAAGTCAGCACTCAGGATGTTTGCGGTGAACTCGGAGCCGGGTGAGGACGTTGAGGCGTGGGTGAAGGTACAGAAGGTCATCGAGAGCATCGGCAGGGCGAACGGCTACATCGAAGTCGAGGACGATCATTGGGCGCAAGCGATGAAGAACAAGAGGAAGATCGCTGCAACCGTATTTGGGATTAACAGCCCGCAGATATTGTCGAACTTCGATGCGCTTGTATCTGACGAAGAACCAGAAGCGATTGACTGATGGTCGTTTATGATGCCGTCCTTGATTACGATGCCCCGCGTGGTTGGGACGGCTTCCCTCTTGGATTCGGTCGCTACGTCGTGCGGGTCGATTGGAACAACGATGGTGATTTCACCGACACATATGATGAAATAACCGACGATGTTTTAGAAGTCACTTGCAAGCAGGGACGCAACTTTGCTTCACAGCTAACCGGCAAGGCTGTCGCTGGTACTTTGGAAGTTAAGCTGAAGAACAATACCGGCAAGTATTCGCCATTCAATACCAGCAGCGTTCTGACCGGCAGCCTGTTCCCGAACCGCAGAATCGAGATCGCAACTGATCTGCCAACGGCTACAACAATCTGGTCGGGCTACATCGAGAATATCCAGCCGTCAGTGACGAAGGGTGCGTATACGTCGGCGACGATAAGGGCACTCGGTATCTTCAAGAAGTTTGCGACCACTGATGCACGCGTAACGATGCAGACTTCTAGGACTACTGGTGCAGCCATAGGCGACGTTCTCGACGCTGTTAGTTGGTCAGCCCCGCTCCGCAGTATCGACACCGGGCAGACAACAATGACGAGGTTCTTCGGTAGCGGTAAGGCACTCGATTTAATGCGGCAAGTTGAATCAACTGAGTCGGGATTCCTGCGCGAAACAAAAGACGGCAAAGTTGCATTTGAGGATAGATACCACCGGCTGAACACAGCAGCTTCTACAACGTCACAGGCGACCTTCGCAGACGATGGAACCGGATACAGTTATATGGCTATCCAGCAAGAAGATGCGATGGGTCTTTTGTACAACGAGTTCCTGTGTCCGGTATCGACATATTCGACTGGCAGCGTCACGACGTTGTGGACGCACCCGCTCGCTGATACGGCTGGCAACGCTCCGACATTACAAGCTGGCGAGGTCATAACGATTCTTGCGGAGTATCCGAACCCCGATACGGCAAACGGGGCTGTGGGGGTCAATGCTTGGACAACCCCGGCAGCGACAACAGATTATCTAGCCAATGCTGCGACTGGCGGCGGGGGAACTAACTACACATCGAGCCTCGGAATCTCTACGGTCAAGACTGCGAACACCATGCAGATTCAAGTCACGAACAACGCTGCGGTTACTGTTCACCTGACCAAGTTCCAAGCAAGAGGAACGGCTGTGACTGTATCAAATCCTGCAACGGTCTTGGCGAACGACTCAGCAAGTCAGACTGCTTACGGAGTACGTTCGTACCCACGCAGCAGCGAGGCGAAATGGGTTCCGACGCAACAGGAAGCAAAGTCGTGGTCGTTGCAGAATCTTGGAGCGCATAAGCAACCGACTCCAGTTATCAATATTTCATATTCTGCGAACCAGAGCGGGGCGGTTCTGGCGAAGGCTCTGGCTCTTGATGTTTCCGACCGGGTGACTGTCAAAGCATCAGCGAACGCTAAACTTGGGTTGGATCGAGATTTCTATATTGAATCTGTAACGCACCAGATCAAAGCAGGTGGAACGCACCAGACCAGTTATTCACTCAGTGACACGGCTGGCTTCGCTGGCTTCTGGGTGGTCGGGACTTCGGAACTTGGATTAGCGACAAGGTTGACCTACTAATGGCATGGACAACTCCGGGAACATATCAAACAGGCGATCTTGTTGATGACGATAATCTGAACGCTCAGATCAAAGGCAACCTCGACGTTCTAACCTCACACGCCCACACGGGGGCTGCTGGTAACGGAGCGGCTGCACTGGGTGCATTGAACACACTTACCGAGGCAAGTATCTCGGAGCCGTCTACGCCTTCCTCGAACAATATTATATTGTGGGTTGATGGCACGACACTGAAGGTCAAGAATTCAGCGGGAACAGTAACGGCGATTAGTCTGGAAGGACACGCGCACTGATGGCATGGACAACTCCGAAAACGTGGGCAGACGGTGACATTCCTGACGCTGACGATTTGAATACGCATATCAGGGATAACATGAATGTCCTTTCCACTCATGCACATTCTGGTGCTGCTGGCGATGGCTCTGCTGCACTTGCTCCCATTTCAACAGTTACGTTCGCAGATCAGGGCAGCACTCCGTCGGCTCCGGGGTCGAGCAAAGTAAATATCTTCAGCGAATCTGAAACGCTAAAAGTTCGGGAAGGTGCTTCAGGCGCAGCGGTCACAATATCATTAGTTGGACACACTCACATTATTGCGGATCAACAACAGGGCGAGCAGCAGCGAATTGAAAGTGATGAGGCAGGGTTAGAAGCTGCGTTGGACGGCGACGAAGGCGGAGGCAACCCTGTTGCCTACGGCACGATTCCAAACAAGTCTCACACAATGACACCCACGGCTGGTAATTCTGTTGTGACAAGCGGATTCAATGTGTTCTGGGGGCAAGACTCGGACTCAAACGGTACAGCGAATGTGACTGGTTACGTGAAGCTGACACGCGCCGGTGCTCAAGTTAAAGAATCAAGCAACATTGTTTCTTCATCGACTACGAATTACATATTTGCGGGGAGTGTTCAAAGTACCTATGTAGACACCGACGAGGCAGCGAGTTCGACTGCGTATGGGGCTGAATTCAAGGTGGCTCGGAATAGTGGCGATGGCAGCCATTGTGCGGGAAGCGGTGTAACTGCCGTAGAGGTAGGGTTCTAATGATTAAGAAAACGGTCACTTTACCCATAACCGGCGAGGCAGTGCGCGTCATACTACGCAGCGACGGGACGCGTTTAGCGGAAGGAAGCGTGGTTCCGTTAGGTATGAGCGAACTGTTTGGTCTTGTAGGAAGTTCTCCGAAAAGCCTGTGCGAGATTACCGTACTAGACCACGACATTGATAATTCAGAAGCCACCGTCTTGATTGAATATGAAGATGCAAGCTGGCAATCTAACCTTGATGCGTATTTTGCGAGTAAAGATACAGCCACCAAAATACGTGATGATTCCGATTATCTAACCGAGGCGAGCGATGGAAGCGGTTTGACCGGTGAAATAGTTCGTGGCGGTAGCAGGAAAGACGTTTCCTTGCGAATGAAATTAGTTACTAAGGCTGAAGGATTCTAATGTACGAGTATGCAGCCAAGCTGGTTCGGATTATCGACGGCGACACATTCGTTGCAGAATTAGACCTCGGCTTCAAAACGCATAAGATCGAAACCGTCCGCATGTCAGGCATAAACACGCCTGAGAGCCGCACACGCGACTTAGAGGAGAAGCGTCACGGGTTAGCCGCTAAGAAGTTCCTCGGAGCGTTACTGGTGGGAACCGAGAAGCTGGTTATCACTGTCAAGGACATTGGAAAGTTCGGGCGTGCGCTTGGTGTCGTTTACGCTGACGGTCTGAATATCAACTTTGAGTTGATCGACAAAGGTTATGCGTATCCGTACACCGGCGAAAAGAAAATGACGTACCAAGAAATGTTGGTTCGATACGCTGCGATGAACGATGTATACAAGGAACTTGAAAAGGGAACTTCGTGATGATTCGTAAGCTGCTCCGGGTTCTGCTCTGGTTGCCCTTGCTCGCTCGCCCTGCATTTACAGGCAGCGTGAAGCTAGGTCGCAAGGCACTTAAGGCTGCGCTCTGGCTTCCGCTGCTTGTTCTTAGGGCATTGCGTGCGGTCTGCTACGGCATAGTAGCCACACCGGGAGCCATAGGGCGTTCGCCTATGCGCTTGTACCGCAAGGCGGCTGTGTGGCGTGACTGGCTGCTTGCAAAGATAGATTACTTGCAGGGTGAGTCGGACAAGTGGCGCAGGACATTCACGACCTTGAAGGCTCCATATTCTTTTCTTCGTGCAATGGGGTTTAGCCCTCAAATGGCGTTTGGCTTACTGGCTGTCGGCTCGACTGCCGCTACGGGGGTCGTGGTGAACGAAGCGATGAAACCACCGTCCTTCGCGGCTGGCGACCCCGGCATTTACAACGCACCGACAGACTCGCCCGTTTTCAGTAGCGATGAGTTTAATACGTTGCGCCTAGATTTAGGGACAACCCCGATTGGGGTAGTTGAAATCTCAGATATTACTGTTGGAACCGCATACGCTAACTCTGCTTTGCCATCAGGCGAAACTAAGCCAGTAATAGTAGGTGGTTTGCCAACAGTTGCTGACCCCGCTTTCGCGGAAACATTCCTTGAGGTCGGGCATATGACCGTAGACCGCTGGCGATGTGATACTTTGACTCTGACGAACATTGAAGCGCATGAACTAATTGTCAGGGACAACGCCAGTGATGGGCAGTCGATAGCTGCTGTTGCAGGCACGCCAAGAGATCGTGCAATCTCCGGTGGTAACAGAGCAGACGATATGCTGACTTCTGGCGGCTACTACGACCAAGTGAAAATCACAGCAGCAACCACAAACGTAAACGGCAAGGTTGACAGGCTGATACTCAGCAACCTTTATACGAAGGGTGGCGCGTGTGTCTTAGACAGAATTAAGGCTGGTACTTTGGAAGTAATACTTAACGAAGTTGGTCTTGGTAACGGCTTTGCAACTAAGGAATTTACAATCGCAACGAGTGTTATCTATAAAACATTTGTGAACGAAGATAATGTTGAAGTCAGCATTTCACCACCAAGCTAATGATTGATTACTGGCGGTGGACTGCCCTGATTACCTATCTGGTGATCTGCGTTTACGATTTCATCGTCGTGCCTGTCTGGTACGGGCTGTCGAGAGTGGGATTAGATGTAGACGGCTACATGGCAAATCTGCAACTTATCGACGATCCGTTGGTACAAATGGAATACCTGAAGAAATTAGTGAGTCAGCATGAGCCGTTCACGCTCAAGGGTGGCGGCTTGTTCCACCTTGCTTTCGGAGCGTTGCTCACCGGGTCAACGCTAGGTAACAAGAAGGGCAAATAGAAATGATTGGCAAGATACGACCGCAGATATTCCTAGCCATTCTGGTGTTGGGAATCTTGGCTGCTTTTGGAGCAACAAATGAGATGCCAGAGATTGCAACCGGAACCATCGGCGGCATCATTGCGCTAGGCATGAAAGTGCTTGAAGCTGAATAAGTCTCGCGCGTTAAACTTTAAGTAACTTAGTTATTAAGTAACTGAATATATTAAATTAATAAGAGTTACTTAGTTGCTTAGTTACTAGAATGAAAAAATGAGAAAAATACTAGAAATATTAACCGGATTTTTGCCACCGAAAATTCGGATACCGCTGGAGTTCAGCCGAAAGATTTTCGCCAACCTCGACACGGCGACGGAGCGCAGGGAAACAATGGACTTCATTAACGAAGTATTGATTGATGGGACAGTCACAACTTCGGAGTGGAAAGAACTGGGCGGCTTGTTGGGGATTACGAGGGCAAACGGCAAGCGCAAGAAGTAGCCTCTGGTGGTATGATTGGTGCGACCGTCTTGTCACGGAATCTCCTGCGCGGTTTGGTCGCTGTGCAGTCGAGAGACATTTTGGTTCCTTTTGTTCAGCCTCGGCAGAAATGTCGGGGCTGATTTTTGTAATGCGTCGCTCTAGGTGTTGACAATAGAAATGGAACCGTAGTAAGGTTGACCTAGTTACGAAACCAGATAAGGAACCAAGACCATGAAACTCAGCACAGCAATCAACCAGTCCTCAAACATCAAAGCAATCGTAGTTGTCGGCGACAAGTCCAGCTACATCAAGGTCAGCCGAGCAACAGCCCGTGAACTGGTTGGTGAGTATCTCGACGAGACTTGGGACGGAGAGTCATACTACGACGAGAGTGGAACATCAATCGCCACGATTATTCTCGGCGCAGGTTTCAAGCACCTTTACATCGGCTAACCGCCGCCCACATACACCCAACAGCCCCTGCCGGTACGCCGAGCAGGGGCATAAGGGTTAAAACGGTCAAGCGACCGTAAGCACTAGAAAAGGAACCACAGATATGGCATACGAAATTATAGATGGTAACGACAAAGCCGGGAACAGAATCTTTACTGTTAAAGACCCTCACCCGATGTTTCCGGTCGTTTACGCAATCTACGGCAGCAGGGGCGACGCAGAAGAAGCACTTGCCGAGATAAAGCGGGACGAGGACATTCACGACTCATTCGACGCTTGGATACACGCCAAAGCCGACGAGCATGGCGTACACCGTTCAGAGATTGCCAAGCAACTCGACGTTCATCAATTCATGCGCTAATCATCAACCGACATACACCCACCCAACGCCCCACCTCGCACAGCGTCGTGGGGCTTAGGGGTTAACCGGGCAATGGGAACGCCTCACTGTACCCGGCAGGGGCAGCAGCAGCGGACACTGGTGCTGCTCCGCAACTAACAAAAGGAGCGCGAGGGAATGTTTAGAAATAAACAAGACAAAACTGAATATCGTAATTTACCGAAACAACCGAGACAGATGCTGGAGATACTTGCGAAGCTGGACAGCATCAATCAACGACTCGATCAGGCGAGCATATGGGCGAAAGCTGCTGACCTGATTCTCCATGACGTACAGGAAAAGCTGGACACTCTACTGCTGCTTAAGCGGAGCGCACAGGTGGAACGTAACAGCAGGCAGCGTGTAGAGCCGGTTGAGGTAATACCGCAGGTCGCCGTCCAGAATGTATATCTGGACGAAGTAACGCCTAATGCTGAACCCGACAAGCTAGACACTCTGCTGTACGCTCGTGACGGAAAACTCAAAAGGGTTTACTACAACACCGACCCGGTTGGTTACATCGAACGGAAAATCTATAACGCAACAGCATCGCACAAAACTGCAACTTGCATTTTCTTATCGGCTCTGTGGTCTGCGGTTAATACTCCTGCAACAAATCGCCGCAAACACATTACAGCAGCCAAGCTGGTTGAGCATCTGCTGGAACTGTTATCGGACAAGAGGATTATTGCTGTCAAAGCAAAGCCCCGAAAGACGAAAGTTCCTTCCGGGGATATTGGGTTCCAACTGGCTTCCTCTGAAACCCCGGTGCTAGACCGGTATTCGGTACTCTCAGACGAAGAAGCCACGGAAATCTTGAACTTGTTTGCGAGGTGGAACAATGGGTAGTCAAGACCAAATAATCCGACTAGACACGATGGAAGGTGCGGAAGCGGAGCGCACAGGTGGAACCGTAACGGATAGCCAAGAGTACATACGATTCCGACTGGACACGCTGGAAAGCATGAAAGCGGAGCGTAAGGAACTCACCGATAAGATCGGCAAGATGACCGGGCAAATCCAGCGGCAACTTGAAGCTGACGATGCTTTACTTTACGAGGACGATTCTTGGGTCGCAGAGATTAAGGTGTCGGCGGTCTGGAACGAAGAAGCATTGAAGCCGCTGCTGGAGCATTACGACTCTGATGATCTTGAAGCATTACTGACGAAGCCCAAGCCTCGGACATTCAATAAGACGAAGTTGAACAAAGAAGCAAAGAAGGGCGGCGACGTAAAGCGGATTATCGACTTCGCGAAACAAGAAGGATTGCCAGAACTAACCATCAGGCAGAAGGGAAAATAATGGCACGAATCATCAAGGGCGCAGAGGATACGCCACGCAACCGTATAATCCTCGACCTGCACCGTAAGGGACTCTCGTACAACAAGATAAGTCGGGAGATGCTTCGCCGGGGTTTCGACCTTACGGCGCAGCGGTGTCAGGCGATTGTGAAAAGTAAAGAAGCAGCCGCAGCAGCGGCAAGAGGAACAAAGTAATGACGAGCGAATATGGAACCATCGAAATAGACTGGCAGCCAGTCCTGAAGCCCGACGGCATCACACCAGTAACAAGCAAGGACGGAACGCCGATTGTGCAATCTCCGACTCTGCTGCTGACACCAAAGCTGCAAGGCGAATACGGCGGTTGGGCATTTGAGGACTTGGAAGGCTTCTGGACGTACCGTGGAGCCGCTTCGGACATTGTGCAGAACGTCGAATCAGAAGTTGTACTTTCACTTGGTGGGTTCAAGCAGAACGGCAATCGGTACAACAACATCAACTCAATCAAGCCTGTAAACCGCCCTATGGCGAACGGACAGGCGCAGCAGGGGGCTTGGCAGGGTAGTAACGCTATTGCGCCATCGCAAACGCCCTCTGGTGAAGCACGGAACGAGTCGATCAGGGAACAGGCGTTCTTCAATAACCTCAACCCTGACATTCTGGCGCAGCTACCAGCGGAGCAGCAGGAAGCATTACTGGTCGCATATTTCGACACCGGGATGCTGATGCTTCGTGAGTCCGTTAGGAAGCGTGCGCTGGCGAAACTGAATGAGTCCAAGGAGCCTGAGATTCCAGACACGCCAATGGTCAACGCAGCTATCGAAGCGGGTGGCGTTGTGACTAATATAGAATCGGCGACACCGCCACTGGAGAACGTCGAACAAATCCCGTGGGGATAACAACCGAAAACGAAGGGAACCAAGACCATGAACAAAGTGGACATTGCTTTGGATTTCGCGGGGCGGGGCTGGAAAGTCCTCGCCCTGCAACCCAACAGCAAGATACCAATTAAGTCGGTACTCCAAGAACACGGCTCAACCGATGCGACCGACAACCCAACCAAAATCAGGATGCTGTGGGGGGAGTATCCGAACGCTAACGTCGGCATCGCAACCGGGGAAGTATCAGGGCTGACAGTCCTAGACCTCGACGATGACAGCGCGAAAGCCAGAATCGAAGCCTTGCCGGGATTCACGCACCCGCCACTGACGTATGGCGTAAGGACTCCGCGGGGGTATCACCTGTATTACCGCTTCGACGGAAGTATCAGCCAGTCGGCTGGCAGGGTTGAGTCAGCGGATATTAGGAATAACGGCGGCTATGTCGTGGCGGCTGGCTCTGAGGTTGACGGAGTTACTTACAAAGCCCTGAACAGCCTACCTGTTGCCACTTGGGACTTCCCGCCGATATTCAAGAATGGCTACCAAGCGACCCGCCCCGCTGTAAAAGATTGGGTGACTCAACTGCAAACGTCAGGTGAAACACAAGGCGGTCGCAATCACCAGTTCTTCCGCTTGGCTTGTGCGTACAGACAGATGGGTCACGAAGTCGAAGAAATCCAAATGCTATTGGATACTGCCAACGCCAAAAGTAATCCACCTTTGGACGAACGTGAACTGGCAAGCGTTATTGCTTCTGCGATGAGGTATGACGCTGGCAGGAAATTGCAATACTCAGGAAAGCTGGTTAACCCGCCACTGGTGGAATCTCAGACCGACCGGCGCACGACGTTCTACTGGGCAGAGCCAGACATTCGCGTGGAGTTGAGCAAGATCGACCGAAGGGGAACAAGAGCCTACGCCAAGATGCGGGTCTGGACTGGCGAGCGGGGCATGATCTACATGGCTTCGATTTCGCTATACGACCAGCGCAGTCGGAAAGAGATCGTGGACTACCTGATGCACTCGCACCCGCTTGCGGACTGGAACTCGATACTGCATCACATCGCTGCCATCGTTGATAGCCACTCAGAAAAGACCGGGGTAATTGTTGACCTAGCAGCGCACGTTCCTGAATCGCTAAGTCCTTATCTTGTGTATCCGTTAGTCCGGCAGAACCAATCGACGGTTCTATATGCGGACGGCGGCAGCGGCAAGTCTACGTTTGCTCTTGCAGTAGCGGCGACAGGAGCGACACAGGCGACGTTCATACCCGGCGTGACTAATACCGCCCAACGACCGATCAAGACGTTGTATTTGGATTGGGAAGCTGACAGTGATGACGTTTCCAAGATGCTCAAAGAATTGAGTCGTGGAGCGCAGGTGAAAATACCTGACGGACATATCCACTACCAGAGCATGAGCGGGGCATTTATTGACCACGTTGACGATTTGGTGGAAACGATTGTGCAGAACGATATTGACCTGATAATTGTGGACTCGCTGGTGGCTTCGGCTGGCGGTGACGTAACCGATGCGGAAGCTGCTCGGTTCTTCCACAATGCTGTTCGGTCGCTGAACGTGGCTTCGATTGGGATTACTCACACCAACAAATCGGACGGTCTATATGGCAGTCGGTTCTTCTGGAACCTCGCCCGGCAAGTGTTCCGATTGACGAGCGTTTCGGAGCCTGAGACTAATCCGGTGCTGGGGCTGTACCACGAAAAGTCGAACCGCTCAAAACTGATCGCCCCGGTCGCTTACGATGTGGAATATGGCAACGCTGAATCTGACAACGCATTTATCAAATATGTTGCCCAAGATATTCAGACTGTGCCAGAACTTGCGAAGGGAACGAGCCTTAGAGATAGGCTGATCGGATTGATGCGGAACGGCTCGATGACGATAGAGCAACTGGCAGATCGTACAGGCGCACCAGACAACGTGATACTAGCGACGCTGGAGCGCATGACCGATACGTTCGTCAGGGTCGCTGGCATGGGCAACGCATGGACGCTTATGAGTATCCAAATACCGCAAGGGGATGCGTGAGCAGATGTTCCAAATAGTACATTTGAAAACTATCCAAGAATTTTGGAATGAATTCTAAAGAGGAAGGAAGTTTGGAATGACCCCAAGAGCAGAACCCCGCTCCACCATCGGAGAGTTGAGGCGTATAGCAAAACTCGACGTAATCGGTGAGGACGTTCGGGGGATTGAAAGTTGTCCGAGGTGCGAAGGCATCTTGAGGTGGGGCGAAGATAGCCGGTACGAAGATGTCGTGTCCTGCGTCTACTGCGGATGGCGACCGAGTGCAAAGTTGGAGATGGAACTATGAACGTGAAATGGCAACCGACATTCCGCTGTCCGCATGGCTGCGACAAGTTCTTCGGCAGCAGCGTGGCATTGAAATGGCATCTGGAAGAATATAAAGAGGAAGCACGATGACTGACTACGACTACTACATATACAACACACTAACTCAAATACGGGATATTCTCCGACTAGGATTTGCTAAAGAAATAATTGAGGAAAATCTAAGGCTGGCTGAACATAAAGTAAGTAAGGAAAACTTTGTAAAACAAATTCTCGACTATACGGATGAACTGATTAGCGAAGGGGAGTTAGAGCAATCACAGAAACACGTAGGAACGAGAGTATCTAGTTGCTTGACCAGAGCAGGGATTACCTCATTTGAGGAATACGCCAACTGGGGCGACAAGGAGTTGGTAAAGATTCGCAACTTCGGTAGGCGCACATTAGAAGTTGCAACAAAGATAAGGGCATGGCACGAAAGAAAAACACGATGACTGACATTCTGGCAATCGACCCCGGCACGACTAAATCAGGTTGGTGCTACATTCAGGACGGCGAGCCGCTGGATTGGGGCTGGTTCGATAACGAGAAGATTTACACGCTGATCGGTTCGTTCGGTTGCCAAGTCGTGATCGAGGACGTTGCCCATTACGGTATGCCGGTCGGCAGGGACGTATTCGAGACAATCCGCTGGACTGGACGCTTTGACCGGCACGCAGACACGCTTGGCTTGGCGGCGACGTATGTTACCCGTCCAGATGTGAAGCTGGCTCTGTGTGGCTCGACTAGGGCGAACGACGGCACGATCAGGCAAGCATTGATAGACCGGTACGGTGGTGACGAGATTGCTATTGGCGGGAAGAAGTGTAAGGGCTGCAAGGGCAAAGGCTGGCTCGGTCGAGATCATGCGCCCTGCGAGGATTGCGACAGCCGGGGGGCTGTAACGCCAGCCGGGGTGCTTCACGGTATTAGCGGTCACGTATGGTCTGCGCTAGCTGTCGGATTGACGCATCACGACAGGTTGCTGATAAATCGGCTGTAATAAGTGTTGACAATAGCAAGCAGCGGGTAATAAGTTTTAAGGGTCAACTTTGACACAGCTTGAAAAGGAACCAACCGACATGAAAAACCGACAACTCATAATTGAGCAGCTTGATTGGCTCAACTCTCACATGGGTCACTACGCTTCTTACGACCATTTCCGATCAACAAGCAATGGCTCACACGCCGTACTACGTGCCGATGTGAACCAGCTTCTAAATCTGGTTGATGCTCTAAGCTGGACTGAACAGCAGTTTGCTTTCAAAGGCAAAGTCACTGACGATTTTCAGCAGACTCTTGAAGCGATCTACCGATCAGCACGATCAATGGACATAACGGTTATGGAAGCCAATGTTCGCTTGCTCATCATTGACCCAATCACCGAATGGGCGACCAAGCCAAAACTCGCCAGCAAGTAATCACCGCACATACAGCCCACAGCCCCTGCCGGTCTAACCGAGCAGGGGCATAGGGGTTAACAGGGGCTTCCCTGAATAACCTAAAAGGAACCGACTGATGGGAATGAAAATACAAGCAATCAATAGAGGTGATGGACTCGACATCGAGGTCGGCAAGACTTATTACATCGAGGACACCGGCTACAACATAACTGGCGAGTATCCGTTGACGGCTCTGGAAGTTATCTCAGCACCGACCGCATCAGGAATAGAGGTGCGAGCGGAAATCGAAATCGAGAATCCGATTACTGAATCGTGCAAGTATTACGACATTTCGATTGACGGGATTGTCGAGGACGCAAACTAATGGCACGACCGAAAGTTCTCTATCACTACACCAGCCCTGTTCATGTCCCGGCGATTCTGGAAACGGGGTTCTTGAAAGTGACTGAATCGAATGTCAGTTTCAAGATTGAGAACGCCGCTCCACAGGTCGTATGGCTGACACCTGAGACACTCATTCGCCCACCTAAGTATCTTGCCAGCATTGCAAACAAGACAGCCTACCGTTTCGTGGTCGCTCCTGCGGACGCACAGCGTTCAGACAAGTGGCTCCGGTGTAACGGAGCATCCAGTGAGCAGATACGGCTGCTGGAGGAGGCTGGAGGTGGAACAAAGGCGACAAGGTGGTACGTCGTAGCCCGACCGATTCCAAGAGAAGAATGGCTTGCGCTGGAAATGCGTGAAGGCAACCGATGGATACAAATTTATTCGGCATCCGACTTATTCTTACTCCGAGCAAAATGGGGGGCAGCGGAATGAGCAGCTACACCGTCACAGTTACAGACAAGAGCGGCAACACTGTTCACAGTATTCCAGTCGCTTCTGCCGACGGCTACGTCTTTCCGCTGACAGCAGCGGGCGCAGAAGAACTATCCGCAGAGATCGAGCGAGCCATTGATGAGCATGAGGCGCATCTGGAAACTATCGCAAAGACCGAAATCGCTATGTAATAGGTATTGACAATAGCAATGAGCGGGTAGTAAGTTTAACGCAGTTACGAAACCAGATACGAAAAGGAACCGACCAAATGCCCAAGATTGCAATTACATACATCAGCCGCTCAACGCAGGAACTCATTGAGAACATAGCGGAGAACGCCAGCACTTACACTTACACCAAAGTAGTAGAGGCTCACGACAACCCGCTTACCCGCCCCGGTCATCGTGACGGATTTGGTAGTCAAGTCGTTGAATATAGCCACGGTGTTGCTCTCGCTATCGTGACCCAGTATTACATGGCGATGAGGTCAGGACTCGCAAGGGTAGATGACAAGCACGCTATTGATGAAATCGTTTCACAGATTTGGGCAGCAGTTCGATAACACCAACCCACATAAACCAACAGCCCCTGCCGGTCTAACCGAGCAGGGGCATAGGAGTTAAAGAACCCCGACGTTCGGGGGAACAAAAGGAACTGACCATGACAACGAAATTTAGCGCATACGACAAAATCACAGACCAGATCATCGAGGCTCTGGAGCAGGGCGAGATTCCGTGGGAAAAGCCGTGGACTGCATCAGCCAATCCACCGCAGAGCGTACACGGCAAAGCCTACCGGGGATTCAACTCCTTATGGCTCGGCTTCGTCGCTGGTAGGCTCGGCTACACTGACTCACGTTGGATTACATACAACCAAGCCAAGAAGCAGGGTGGCAAAGTTCGCAAGGGTGAAAAGTCTCAGTCGGTAACGCTGTGGATGCAGAATTACAAGCACCAGACTTCTTGCCCCGTAAGGAAAAGCAGCCAGTCGTGCGCCAACGTCGCCAAAGCCAAGTGCCAGCGATTCATGTTCATGCGGTATTACTCGGTGTTCAACGTCGAGCAGGTTGACGGCTTAGAACTCAAGCCACAGGCGACTGGAACGCTCAACGACTTCGACCCGATTGAAGCAGCGATGGAAGTGGTTGACGAATACCGAAACCGTGAAGGCGTTGCGATCAACTGGAAGGGCGATGCAGCTTACTACTCACCTGACCGTGACGAAGTAACTGTTCCCGACCGTCGGACTTTCCGATCTGCTGAAAGCTACTACTCGACCGTGTTCCACGAACTTGCCCACAGCACCGGACACAAGAGCCGCTTGAACCGCAAGGACAATACGCAGACGATTCGCTTCGGCGACCCGGTCTACGCTCAAGAGGAACTGGTGGCAGAGATGACAAACGCTTTTGTTGGCGGCGTAACCGGTGTCACAAGCGATGTAGAGGCAGATCAGCGGGTAGCCTACATTCAGTCTTGGCTGAAGGCTCTCCGTAACGATAAGAAGATGGTAGTGATAGCAGCAGGTCAGGCGCAGAAGGCAGCAGACCTGATTCTCAACAGAGAGGTGAAGTGATATGACCGACTTTATGGATACGGCACTAAATTACCAGCCGGGCATCAGGGTTACTCCTGATGCCAAACGCTGGGTGATAACGAACGGCATCGGGCAACTGCCGCTGTGCCGTGTATGCGCCCAGCCGATGCAGGATGGACACGTAGATTGCACCTGCCCCAAGAACCACCCTGAGAACTGCGACCGACCGACCTACGACCAGTTGAAGGCTCAACACGACGCACTCGTAGCAGCGTTGGAACGACTCGTTGATACCGTAGACGTTCGTGCTAGTGAATTCTCGACACACAGCATTCAGTTTCAAATGTCAGTTACGAAAGCACGAGAAGCACTGGAACAGGTGAAGTAATGGAAATGGAACTAATAACCCAAGAACGCAACGGTGGCTCTAGGCTCGTCCACAGCAGCGACCGGGCTGTAATCAACCGAGAGTTCAATAAAGCATGGCGCAGGCGAGTAGACACACGCGTCTATGTGGGCAATGACCCGCACCCGCTAGCTGAAATCTACCAGAACCACGGGCAGCATGAAGAATTCCGTTACGATCAGTGGATTTGGTACTCAGGACTGGACGTTGTTGGCATCTCTGTACAGACTTCGCAAGCAGCCGCAGAGCAGGTGAAGTAATGAACCTCGCCACTCAACTCCAAGAAATGGGCGTACACGTTGAAGTGAAATGCCCGTCACATCACCCTGACCCTGATACATCTCACACCCTTACGGAATACTGCGATGACGCTCGTATTCAGTGGGTTCAAATGGCAGGTTCAGTTACGAAAACGCCCGAACAAGGCTGGAAGGAAATGCAGGAAGGTAAATAACATGAGCAGCGTAAGTGATCGAGCAACAGTCGATGAGATCATCGCAGCTAATGGCAGCGACGGTATCACGCACATAATCGAATACCAGAATCAGTTTGATGGTCGCCTCGCTTGGAAGCTGTGCGCGGGTGAGAGGCATTACGAGTACGCTATGGCAGAAGGGGCGTTCATCGAGCCGCTCCTGATCTGGCGTAGGAAGCAAATTGGATTAGGAGATTTCTAAGGAACCAGCGATATGCTTGCTGCTTCGGCAGCAGGTTCCTTTTCGCCCCGGCAGTTTGGTCGCTGCCGGGGCAACTTATTTAATAGCCTAAATTGATATGCTCTAGGTGTTGACAATAGCAATATACACGCTTACTATTCGTTCCACAGGAACGAAACAAGCACTAAAAGGAATCAAGACCATGACCAAACGAACAGACATACACCGACCGAGCACACCAGACTTCGACCCTGACTCTTATAAATACATCGGTGTTATTGACTTGAACCCGTTTGAATTTAGGGACAGCGATGGGCGTGTTGAAGCTGTTATGGACGAAACCGATATCGACTTCGACGAGGTTGAGAATCTCATCAAGCGTGGATACCAGCCAGCAGCACATTACGGCATAGGCGAAATCACGCCAGACTTCATCGTTGACCGCATTTACGAGGACATGAACAACTGCGGTCACTGTGGCTCACGCTTACGCTTCGCAGCGGTGATGGCACATGAGCAGAGCATGGAGTTCATCGTTGTTGGGCAAGACTGCCTGACCAACCGCTTCAACGAGATGAGCGCAGCCGACTTCAAGGCATTACGGGACGCAGCTACAAAGGCAGCGCAGGAATCCAAGAAGGCTGAACAGCGAGCAGCACTTATAGCCGAACACCCTGAGTTGGCAGGAGCAGCAGAATCAAGCAACTCGTTTATCCAAGACGTAATGCGAAAGTTCTACCGGTACGGCGACCTGAGCGACCGCCAGATTGCAGCCGTCAAGACTGCGCTGGTACGTGACGCAGAGCGAGCCGAGCGCGAAGCAGTATGGGCTACCGAAGCGGAACTGGCTGCGGACGCTCCTACGGGCAAGATAACGGTCACAGGCGAGATTCTTTCGCTCAAGTCTCAAGAGACAATGTTCGGCTCAACGCTGAAGATGATCGTCAAGACTGAAGCTGGCTGGAAGCTATGGGTGACAGTACCGAGCAGCATCATGGGAACCAACGACGCTCTAACTGGCAAGACAGTCACGCTAACAGCGACGGTTACGCCTAGCGACCGTGACTCCAAGTTCGCTTTCGGCAAGCGACCAAGCAAAGCGAGTTTGGTCTAATGGCAACCACGCAGAAAAAATGCGGTCACTGTGAAAAATCGTTCGGCAGACGCATCGGCTTAGATGCTGGAACTTGTGTGCGTCGCCGCCCACCGAACACCGACCACTGTGGCAAGCGACTCTGCTACCACTGCTCACGCGTTCAAATGGGTAAATCAAAGTGCATGAAGCGACCAAGCAAAGCAAAGTTGGTCAGCTAACCAACCCACATACACCCCAACGCCCGGCTTCATGCCGGGTTTAGGGGTTAAAGAGCCAAGCGGCTCTAGGCACTAGAAAAGGAACTAATCAAATGACCGACGCAACAAGCCGACCGGAAAATGATCGTTACTGCAAAAATGGAATGACAGAAAAGACACAAGACACTCCTGACGGTGGGTGGGAACTTGTTTATGAACAAGGCTGCAAGTGCAAGGCTTTTACACCAAGGCAGTTGTGGTCGTGCGGAACCTTCTATGACGCTTGTAATTGTGGGCATCATGTCCGTGACCATGAGTTCCGAACCGATCAACAAATTGGTGACTTCATGGCACAGGAATTGTCCTACTAGATTCCCCCTGATGCGAGTTAGCCCCGGCAGAAGTGTCGGGGTTTTCTTTTGCTTCGCGCACGTGCGTAGAAACTTAAGCAACTAAGTCACTCGGTAACTTATGTAACTCCAAATATATATTTAGTTAAACAGTTACTCAGTAACTAAGACTCTAGGGACTTATGTTACTGCCAGAAATATCAATTCTTGGACGCTAGAAGCGACGGAGAGGCTCTTGCAGGGCGGTAGCAGTAGATAACCCGCTCCTCTGATTCTGCGTACGTCTGTGCTACCCTCTGATACGGGCGTGGTTCCTCTCGCTCCGACAGGCTCCGGGACTTGGTACGTCTGTCACTAGCGGAACCAGCCCAATCTAATAAGCCAAAAGAGGAACGACAATGGCAAAAGATTCTCCAACGCACGAAGCCATGCGACAGGCAGCAGGTGGTAACACCGATGCTCAGCCTCACGCGGGCAAGCTAGCGGTTCAGTATCGCAACATCGACACGCTGATTCCGTACGTCAACAACGCTAGAATACACAGCAACGATCAGGTGGCTCAGATAGCAGCGAGCATCAAAGAGTTCGGCTGGACTAACCCGGTACTGGTAGACGGCGACAACGGCATCATCGCAGGGCATGGTCGTGTACTGGCTGCGCGAAAGCTGGAAGCGACTGAGATACCCGTTATCGAGTTGCAAGGGCTGTCCGACGCTCAGAAGCGGGCTTACATACTGGCTGATAATCGACTGGCAGAGAACGCAACGTGGGACGCAGACTTGCTTCCTTTTGAAGTCCAAGAATTATCGGCACTCAATTTCGACCTAAATCTTGTAGGGCTATCTGACTTTGAAATTAAGTACATGATTGACTACGGCTCTGAGGACGATACCTCAGTGAACGAGTTTGAAGAACTAGACCCGGCTAGTGATTCACTTGGATACAAATGCCCATCATGTAACTATGAATGGGACGGCGCAGCACGTTGAAGCGTCCGTATACGCTTCCCACAATGTCTGATATTGAGTCAGTAACGCCAAACGGGTACGTCGCCGCATCGACATTTAGTGGGGCAGGTGGGTCGTGTCTTGGGTATCGTATGGCTGGCTTTGATGTTAGATATGCAAGCGAATTTATACCAGCAGCGCAAGACACATATCGACTAAATCACCCAGACACTTTCCTAGATGAGCGCGATATTCGTGAAGTAAAAGGGCAAGAGATATTAGATGCTTGCCAAGTAAAAAAAGGCGAATTGGACTTACTCGACGGCTCGCCACCTTGTGTCGCATTTTCGATTGCAGGGAAGCGGTCGAAAGTATGGGGGCAGCATCGGACATACAGCGGTAGGCGACAAGAAGTTGATGGCTTATTTTACGAGTTCACTCGGCTACTGAATGAAATCCAACCAAAAGTCTTTGTTGCAGAGAACGTCCCCGGCTTGACAGTCGGCAAAGCTAAAGGTCACTTCAAGCTAATACATAAAGCGATGACAGACTGTGGCTATAAGGTTTCCGCTCGTATCTTAGATGCAAGCGCACTAGGCGTACCTACGAAGCGTCAGCGGCTCGTTTTTATTGGTGTGCGTAATGACTTGGAAGCCAGTCCTGTTTACCCGCTACCAAAGCCCGAAAGGTTCTCAGCGGAAGAAGCCTTTGTGGGATTACCGCCAGCGACATTAGAAAACGCGCATTGGCTAAACCCAACCACAAAGATGTACCAATTCTGGCATCACATCAAAGCTGGCGAGAAGTTCCAAGATATTGGGCGACGTATCGACGGCAAAGAACGATATTACAACCACCGCAAACTTGACCCTCATAAGCCTTCGCCAACTATTGTTCAAGCAAGTGAAGATATTTACCACTGGCTATATCCTCGGTCGCTTTCAATTCCAGAAATAAAGCGGCTCTCATCGTTTCCAGATGATTTCAAATTGACTGGCAGCCGGGCAAAACAATGGGAGCGAATCGGTCGAGCCGTACCACCTCTAATGATGAAAGCCGTTGCTGATACGATAGTAACTGAGGTGCTTGATGCGTGTTCATAAAGACGCTGTGGCTACTGTTCTTATGGAAGAACTCGACAACACGCCTCAAAACGTCGCTCTGGCTCTGTCAGGCGGGATTGATAGCCTGTCAGTAATGTTCACTCTGCTACGGTTAGGGCGATCAGTCACCGCATATTCCTTCCGACTCGACGCAGTTCAATCTAGTGACTTTTCTGAAGCCCGCACATGGGCTGCTAGATTTGATGTGAAGTTTGTACCTATCGTGCTTCCAGTTCAAGTATCTCGATTAAAGGACGATATACGGGAACTTGTTGACCAATATGGTCTGCGGCGCAAGACTGATATTGAGTGCGCGTGGGCGTTCTTGTATCTAATCCCAGCGGTTACAGAATCCGTCCTAGTAACAGGGTCGGCAAGTGACGGTCATTTCGGTATTAGTAAAAAGGCGATGATTCATTTCAGACACTCGGCGAAACAACTTGACGATTTCCGACGTATGACTTTCGGGAACCCTAACTACGCACAACAACAAACTGTTTCTGCAATTGGTAAAGAGTCGGGCGTTGATCTAAAAGTTCCTTACGCAAGCAGATCAATGCAGGAGTTATTTATGGGAACAGAATGGGAAGACATAAACAAACCGAAACAGAAACAGTCGATTCTTGAATCTTTTGATACTGAATTTGCGTCTGGTAAAGTTCGACCACATACAAATCTGCAACTTGGTGATTCTAAAATAGCGGAACATTTTACGAAGTTGTTAACGAGCGATTGGAACGTGCGAAACCATAAGTCTGTCGTTGGTATCTATAACGACGTTGCGAAAGGTGCAGTATGACATACGAGACACAGATTCGTCCTGACGAGAACACAGACACCGGATACGCCGCAGACCGTTGGGCATTTGATGATGAAGTGACGCGAGTATTCGACGATATGCTTGAACGGTCAATCCCCGGCTATAAGTCGATGCGGGCTGGCATCATAGGCGTGGCTGCTCAAACGTACAATAAAATATGGGGCGACCGTGAAATCATCGTTGATATAGGTACGTCACGTGGGCAGACAATCGCATCGTTGCTTCCGGTCGTTGAGGCGGGTACTCGGTTCGTCGGGCTGGAAGTATCAACTCCGATGGTGGAAGCCGCTACCGAGCGATTCAAAGATGTTGAGGACGTTACCATCAGGCAGCACGATCTCACGATTGAGTCACTACCAATTCTGAGCCATGTGACTTCCGTACTTTCGCTGATGTTCACGCCCATTGAAGATCGTCCACGAATCGTTGGTGGCATAGCTGCCGCTATTCCAGACGGTGGCACATTCATTCTTGTTGAAAAGTTGATGGGTGAGACACAGATAACCGACCAAGTATTTACCGATGCCTATTACGATTTCAAACGTGAGCATGGATATACCGAAGATGCCATACTCAGGAAGCGTGCGTCCCTGAGTGGTGTGCTAGTTCCACAGACTGCTAGGGAGAACGAAGCTATGCTGCGGTCTGCTGGCTTCTCGAAGGTTGAGTGCTTCTGGCGACAATGGAACTTTGCTGGTTGGATAGCCGTGAAGTAAATGCCAACTCCAGCGCATAAGCCAACAACGGAACACCGCCGCATGGTCGAAGCTATGTCTGCTTACGGCATACCGCACGACGATATATCCCTTGTGGTTGGTATCGACCGCAACACGCTTACAAAGTATTACCGTCGAGAACTCGACCAAGCCGCTGCGAAAGCCAATGCGAAGGTTGCCGAGCGACTGTATGACCGAGCGATGGACGGCGACGTAAAGGCGATGATGTTCTGGCTGGAGCGTAGGGGCGGCGATGCGTGGAAGCACAAGCCAGTCGTGCAGCTAGTACCGGGCGACTTCACCATCGAAATGAACCCCGCGAACTTCTTGGAATTGCCGAGCATCACGGACTCCGATGACAACCAAGACTAGAATCCTCTACACACGACCGTGGCTGTATAAGAAGCAAGAGGAAGCTATCTTCTGCGATGAGCGGTACAGCGTGGTCGAGGCTTCTACTAAGTCAGGCAAGACGGTTGGGTGCATGGTGTGGCTCGCTGAACAGGCAGCTATTCACGGCGGTCTGAACATGAACTACTGGTGGATTGCTCCGATTTACGGTCAGGCAGAGATCGCCTTTCGCAGACTCAAAGCGGGACTCGGCGAAGGTAACTACATCGCCAACGGTTCCAACCTAACGATCACACTTGCGAACGGCTCAATTATCTGGTTCAAGGGCGGCGACAAACCAGACAGCCTGTACGGTGAGGATGTTCACGCTGTTGTTGTCGATGAGGCTTCCCGATGCAAGGACGAAGTGTGGCACGCTGTTCGATCAACCGTGACCGCTACCCGCGCCGCTGTGCGTATCATCGGCAACGTCAAGGGTCGCAAGAATTGGGCGTACCAGTTAGCACGTAAAGCAGAGTCAGGTGTCCCGAACTGGCGGTACAGCAAGATCACCGCAGCGGACGCAATAGAAGCGAACGTCTTGCAAGCCGACGAGGTAGCAGAGGCAGAGCGTGACCTTCCCGATCAGGTATTCAAGGAACTGTATCTGGCAGAGCCGAGCGATGATGAAGGCAACCCGTTTGGCATCGACGCTATATATAACTGCGTTGCTCTAATGTCGAACAAGGAGCCGGTCTGCTGGGGCTGGGACTTAGCAAAATCAGTGGACTGGACTTGGGGAATAGGACTCGACGAGAACGGTGCAGTCTGTCGCTCCGAACGGTGGCAAGCACCGTGGGAAGAAACCCTCAAGCGTATTGTCAATATCACCGGCGATATTCCTGCATTAGTTGACAGCACAGGTGTAGGTGATGCGATACTAGAGTTCCTCGCGAAAGCCGGTAGCAATTTCGAGGGATTTAAATTCACAAGCACTTCCAAGCAGCAGCTAATGGAGCGGCTTGCTGTCGCTATTCAGCAGCAGCAGATTACGTTTCCAGAAGGTCAACTGCTGAACGAGTTGCTATCGTTTGAATATGTATACACTCGCACCGGCGCACAGTATTCAGCACCGACCGGACTCCATGACGATGGAGTCTGTTCGCTTGCTCTCGCCGTTTACCACCAAGACAATAAACCGGGTATCGGAGTTTGGCTGTAATGGGATTTCTTGATCGGTTCATTCCAGCGCGAAAAGCTGAAGCAAATGAAGTTATTGTCTCCACTGTTATCAATGCGACTAACAGCGGCTTTACTTCACCAGATGCCAGCTACGGGAACTTCGCCAGAGAAGGGTACGCAGGGAACGAACTGGTCTTTGCTTGCATCAGGGAAATAGCGACCTCAACCGCAGAAGCCACTCTCTGCCTATATGACGCGAACCATGAGAAGATCGACAACGCTCCACTCGCTCAACTTGTTGCGGAACCAGCAGAAGGCATGACGCAGTACGAGTTCCTTGAGAACCTAATAACCCACCTTCAGATTGCTGGAAACGCTTACGTGCTAAAGGAGCGTGCAAGGGTCGGCGTTGTGTCGCTGATGCTGCTGCGCCCTGACCGTATGGAAGTGATGCCGGGCGGCGGTTATTCCTACGAGGTCGGTGGCAAGAAGTATCTGATACCGGCTGAAGATATCGGGCATCTGAAGTTCCCAAATCCCAACAACGATTTCTACGGGTTGTCGCCGCTACAAGTATTAGCAAAACAGGTCAACCTCGACACCGACGCAACTACATTCACCAAAGCCTTCTTCAACAATGCCGGTGTACCGTCTGGAATCTTGAAGCTACGGCGCAAGCTATCGCATCAGGACGAAGCTGACCGACTCAGAGCCGCATGGCGTGGACAGTTTCAAGGCAACAAGAACTGGCACAGGATTGCGATACTCGACGAGGATGCTTCATACGAGAAGATGGGCAGCACTCTGGGCGAGATGGAAATACCTTCGCTTCGTAACTTGTCCGAAAGCCGTATCTGTTCAGCGTTGGGCGTTCCTGCAATCTTGGTCGGCGCGAACATCGGCTTGCAGCGCAGCACCTTTAGTAATTACGCAGAAGCAAGGGAGTCATTCTGGGAAGAAACCCTGCTGCCGTTGTATCGCCGCATTGAGCAATTCATGGTTGGGCTTCTGGAGCCAGAGTTCCCGCGAGAGCGTGGATATTTAGAGTTCGACTTCAGCGAAGTTCGCGCTTTGCAAGAGGATGAAGATGCGATGGTGAACCGGCAGCTTGTTCGGTCGCAGATCGCCAGCCAACTTATTACCGCAGGATTCACGCCTGAAGCAGCCTTACAAGCCGCAGGGATAGAGGACGAACTAGAACACACTGGCTTCCTTCCGACGAGCCTCTCTGTGCTTGGACAGCGACCCGTTGAAGGCAAGGAATTGAAGGCACTTACTCAGGCAGCAGCGGAAAGGTTGTTGGAGCCGCTTCAAGAATCTTACGAAGAAGAAGTTGAGGCGATGGAGCGGGTACTGGCAAAGTATTTCAAGGAACAGCTAAACCGCGCCGACGGCATCATGGGTCGCTACTTATCGCAAGGCGAACCAGAAGCTAAGACGCAGATGCCGTTCAACGAGTTGACTCTTATTCCTTACCTTATGGACGAGGAACTAAAACGCCAAATGAGTCCGGTACTTATCGACGCTTTCCGAAAGTCTTGGGAAGTTATCAATGCAGCCGGGGTCTTTACTGAATTACCATTCGATGCAGAGTTGCCACTGTTCCAAAACGTCTTACGGGGAGCAGGTAAGAAGATCAACGACGTATCCAGAGATGCGCTGAGTAACCAGCTTCAAATCGGCGGCGGTCGAGGTTACAGCCTTGATCAGATGGTTCGGGGTGTTCCGAAAGATGATTTCCGAGGACTTCGCAGCTACGTGAAGGAAACATATAAGAACCGTTCCAAGACAATCGCCCGAACCGAAATGGCAACTGCTCAGAACACTGGAACGGCTGCTCGATATAAGGCTGCTGGAGTTACTGAGGTTATTATTCAAGACGGTGATGATGACGAATTATGCGCGCCGTATGCTGGCACTCGCCAGCCGATAGATTGGGCATTGGATAATCCGATTGCTCACCCGAATTGCACAAGGGCTTATTCAGCCGTAATTGATGGAGTGACGGAGTAATGGTTCAAGCAGAAGCGGGTCTTATCATCCGCAAAATATCAAAGGCAGATGCCACCACAATCGACGCTGCTGAAGGTGTCGTTGAGGCGTTTGTAAATACGATGGGCGTTGTCGATCACGATGACGAAGTTATCAGCCTTGATGCGTTCTCAGATTCAATTCTGAAGGGCGGTCAGACGGTGGCGTGGTTCCACGATCAGAGCGTCCCGGTCGGCAAGGTCATTGATGCCTCGCCAGTATCGGGCGGCGTGGACGAAGCAACAGGCATGGCTACGGGGCAACTCAAGGCAGTCATGCAATTCAATATGAACACTCAGCGAGGGCGTGAAGCCTTTGCAGATGTGCAGTTCGGTAGCGTCAAGGAGTGGTCGGTGGGATTCCGGTCGCTGTCAGACGAGATCGAAATGCTTGCGGACGGTACAAAAGCCCGCGTGATTGATGCCCTTGATTGGGTGGAAGTCTCGCCGGTTCTCCGTGGTGCAAGCCCAAATACTCAAACCATTGCATCGAAGTCTGCCTCAGACGCGCACGACACTGAAGAAGTTGTCGATGTTGCCTCTGACACGGAGATTGAAGCAATCCGTCTGGGCATTGAAATCGAAATAACAAAACTAAACATTACAGAAGGCAAAAAGTAATGGACAAGGTAAACGCGCTTCGTGAGGAAGCCCGCGCCGGTCTTGTGACCGCCGCTGATTTCCTACAAGACGGCGAACTTGAATCTGCCACAAAAGCAAAAGCTGAAGCAATCGAAAAGATTGGGAAAGCTGATGCGATTGAGCAGGAACTAGGTTCGCTTGAAGTGCTGACTGGTGACTTCAACAAGCCGACTAACTCGGTTCCGTTGAGTTACGAGGAAGCAAAACTGTATAACCCTGCCGACGAAGGTAAGGACTACCGCAACGACTACAAGCCCGCGAATTGGGTGAAGGGTCTACCCGCAGCAGTTCAGCCGACATGGGTCAGGGAGCAGATGGGTGACAACCTCAAAGACGAGGAGTCCTTCTACAAGGACACATGGACAAAATGGTTCCGTGACCGATCACCCAACGCTCAGAAGTTCTGGCAACTTGCTGATTCTGATGAGTTAAAGGCGATGCAAGAAGGAACGGACAATGAGGGTGGATACTTCGTTCCCGAAGATTTCCGCACTCAGGTCATTCACAACACTGGTGTCCCCGGTGGAGTTCACCGACCTGCTTGCACGGTCATAACAACGTCATTGAAAGATGGCTACCTTCCGACAATGGGTTCAGTCTCTTGGGCTGCCATTGCCGAGGAAGCCGCTTACGGTGACAACACGCCAACTGTCGGTCAGGTAACTTTTACCATCCGTAAGGCTGGTGGCACGGTGAAGGTATCCAATGAACTTCTTGAAGATTCAGCGGTCAACCTTCCAGCATTGCTCTCGCAGATTTTCGGTGAGGCGCAAGGGCGTTACGAAGATGAACAACTGATTGCGGGTGATGGCTCCGGTGAGGCAGAAGGACTTAGGACTTCGGCGACTGACGGTACGGATACGGACGCGAACAACGCTGTTTCCATTGCCGACATCCAGACGTGGTACTTTGACCTTCCTGCACAGTTCCGGGCAAATGCTTCGGTATCTACGACCAGCAGCTTCATGCAGCAGGTGAACACTCTTGACGTTACATCGTCAAAAGGGTCACTAACATCTGCTCCAGCCGAAGCCTTGCTTGGTCGCCCAACACTCCTGTTCGACGGGACTGGCTGGGATGATGCAGCAGCGATTGCAACGAATGAAGAAGTTGGCGCAATCGGCGACTTCAGTAACTACTACCTGATCGACCGAATCGGAATGTCCATGCGGCGTGACGATTCGATCTATGTCGCGAACGACCAAGTTGGGTTCTTCGCACGATCTAGGTATGACGGTCGAGTTGGCTTGGCAGACGCATTCAGAATCTTCAAGATTCAGTAGGAGTTTCATGCCTCGCTTTAATCAACTCGCGAATCGAATAGGAATCAACGTCGCTCTTGCTCCGATTAGTAAGAACGCAGGGACTACAACGTCATCTGCGATTGACCTGACTGGTTACTCAAAGGCAGCGTTGATTGTTACGGTAGGCGTGATTACTTCCAATGGAACTGTTGACTGTAAGGTACAGGCATCAGCAACCAGTGGCGGGTCTTACGCTGACATTACTGGCGCAGCAATAACTCAGATGACGGAAGCTGGTGGGGACTCAGGATCAACTGTTCAAGTTGATTTTGAAATTCCGAACGGCAAGCCTCATGTGAAAACTGTTCTGGTGAACGCAACAGCAGCAGCGGTGCAAGGTGTCCTGATAATAGGCGACCAAGACATTCGCAGCTAACAGAAATGGTGGCTCGTCCTTCGGGGCGAGTCACCTGCTCTGATGAAAGGCAAGTATGGGAAAAGTAAAAGTCTTGTGTATTGAAGGTCGGCAGGTAGCCGATGATATATATAACGCAACGGGCGAATACACGATGGATGAGACACGTGCGAAAAAGTACCCGAATTATTTTGAAATCATTGGAAAAGTAGTAGCAAAGAAACGCAAGACTACATCCAATAAAAATGCCGGGGCAACCGAGGACAAATAAGTAAATGGCGCAGACGTACCACCTTTACGCAAACAGCTACGACTTCAGGGCTTATATGAGCGGAACCGATCATGTTACTGATTGGGACACCGATGAGGCTCCGATAGTGCGCGTGTTGGGTTCAGCGTCAAAGCGCATTGATACTTACCTCGGTCGCAGTTTCGGCATCCGTACAGAAACCCACACTTACGATATTGGTCAGGGCGCACTTCGCAACGATCAAATCTTCGGGGGCTATGGAAACGAAGTAAACGACTTCCCTGATTACTGGTCGAGTAAATTATCTGGTGCTGCCGTCCTGCTGCTCGGAGACTGGCTTGCAACAGCCACGACGGTAACTGCCTATGGTCAGACTGCGCGAACGTCCTCTACGGTGCTTACAGAGGGCATAGGCAACGACTTCCTGTTGGAGCCTTATAACCGCTCACCAAAGACGCTGCTGAAGCTGGAAGAAGATACGACCGATTCATTGTCCGGTGGTCAACAGACTTTGACGATTCTGGGCGAATGGGGTTGGCAGACCGACAAGATTTCATTATCGACGATTGATGCGATAGGTAGCACAAGCACAACCGCTGTTTCAGTAGCGTCCGGGTCGGGAACTTATGTTGGGGACACCATCATTATCGACACGGAGCAGTTGTACGTGAGTGCTGTATCAGGGAACAATCTGACAGTCATTCGCGGAGTTAATGGCACGACAGCAGCGACGCATAGCGGCGGGGCTGCTTATTACAGGTGGAAGTATCCTGACGATGTAACGCAAGCGGCGTTGGATATTGCTCGCACTTACTGGCGTAGCCGTGACGCTGGATTGACCACGATTATCGGCAGCGGGGAAATGGGAATAACTACGCCGTCCAGTGAAGAAAATGGAATCCTAAAGCGGCTCGACCATTACAGGAACAGCAGGGAGACTGCCGTTTATGTCTAGCGTTGGAATGACAGTCGAGATGAAGGGCAAACTGTTCGACATATCAGCGGACAAGCGGCTTCGTGATGCCATGAATCAGGGCATAACTCGAATGGCGTTAGTGACCGAGCAGCGCGTAAAACAGCCAATGCGGAAAGGCGGTCACGGAGTTATAACAGGGCATCTGCGGCGTTCCATATCTGGCGAGTTAGTCGGCGACCTAAAAGCACAAGTAGATGCTGGCTCCGCTCGTCAAGGTGCGAACGTGGTCTACGCCAGTTGGGTTGAAGGGACTAGCACGCGAAATAGACCAAGACCCGGTTTCCCCGGTCATCATATGTTTCGCGATGCGTTCAAGCGATTAGAGTCTGAAGAGAAGGACAAGTATTTCGCCGAGCCAATAAAGAAGGCAATCGGATGAGCAGGGCTGGAGCAGTAACACAAATCAAGGCACTACTGGCGGCGAACTCGTCACCGAATTTTCAAGTTGTCTTGGTTGGCGAGCCGTTGTCTATTCCGTCAGGTGACAGAGTAGCGGCGGCGTGGTTCTCTGGCGAGTCCGCAAAGACTAAGACGCTTGGCAACGTGATGGTCACGCAAGCATGGACGGTTCGTTGTTACTGGCGGGTGCAAGCATCAGCGCAGAGCAGGGAAGCCACCGAACTAGAGATTTGGAACGCTGTGCGTGCGGTACAGGCAGGGTTCCGGGGCGACAGCACTTTGGACGGCAACGTGACGGACTTAGATATATCATTGGCGGCGGTTGGGTGGACAGACGTTGGCGGTAATTCCTTCCGCATCTGCTCATTCAATCTGGAACTAATTGACTTGGAGGCAGAGAGCATCGCTCCCTAAAAAAAATGGCAAAGAAATCAGGACTCGGCAACCAGTTTTATTTCGCAGGATATGACCTGTCGGGAGATGTTGGTGCGATCAATTCAATATCCTCACCACGAGGAGTTGTTGAGGTTGCGTCTATAAATCAATCAGCGCAGGACAGGCTACTGACCCACAGTGATGGGCTTATAGAGTTCAATTCATTTTTCAACGACGCGTCAAATCAGGAACACGCAGCCCTGTCCGGTCTGTCAACATCCGACCAACATGCGATGTTCCTCATGGGTGGTTCTGTTGGTGACGTAGGTGCAGGACTTGTCGGTAAACAAATCAATTACGATGGCTCACGAACAGCAGACGGTGGGTTGACGTTCTCGGCATCGGTGCAGGGGAACGCAACTCCTGTCGAATGGGGCGTATCACTTACGACAGGCAAAGCAACGACAGGTGCAGCTTCGTTTGCTTCGGTAGACCAATCAGCCTCATCATCCTCTGGTGCGCTTGGGTATATTCAAGCATTTTCGATTGCGTCTGGAACTGCTACGGTCAAGATTCAAGAGTCAGCAAATGACAGTAGTTGGTCTGACCTGATTACGTTTTCAAATGTCACAGGTAGGACAACCGAAAGACTAACAATGACTGGGACGGTTGCCAGATATATCCGTGTGACTGTATCTGGTTCGATTTCAAGCCTAGTTCTTGCAGTCTTATTTAGGAGAGGCGATGCTTCAGACATTTAGAGCATCAGCACCACCGGCTACACATTTCCGTCCTGCCACCTGTGCCGAAGTGGACTGTACGCATTACCTCGGCGGGTGGCACACAATTCTTCCCACCGACGCTCACACGACGTTGGAGTGGATACGCCACGAATCGGGATTACAATTTACTGAGAGTCAAGAAGATGATTTGGTTACTTTCACATTCGCGCCGGGGCAATCGTGCTTCCGTCGCAACCAGCATCGCATCAGCTTAGAACGACCCAGCATATTTACCGTCAACAGTGGTCTTGGGTTTTCACGCAGAGAACCAGATCAATGGGTCGATGAGATGGGCGAGCAACTACACAAACTGGAAGGCTAGAAATGGCAAAAGAATCTGGACTAGGTATGGCATTAGCCATTGACGATTCGGGTGGCTCAGCAAGGACAATATCGAACGACGTAACGAACTTCGATTTTGCGATTCCGAGGGCTGTTCAAGATGTTACCGGACTCGACAAATCAGCAAACGAGCGGCTTCTGTTGCTCGCTGATTTTTCAATCGGTGTGACAGGTGTTTTCAACGACGCAAGCAATATGTCCCACGACGTATTCAAAACTGTCAGCAGCACCTCAGTCGCAAGGACTGTGACGATCACTGTTAGCGGGCAATCGCTCCCGAACGAGTGTTTCTTCACGGACTATGCTCTGAGCCGTGGGGCTGGTGGTGAACTGACGTACTCTGCTCCCGGTGTATTGA